CGTTAGAAGATTTGAAAAAGGCTAGGTGGTACTTAAATAAGCTGATGACTAAAGTGGAGGGTTGATGGACCTAATAACAGTAGATTTTGAAACTTATTATGATAAAGAATACTCATTACGAAAAATGACAACAGAATCCTACGTACGCGACCCTAGATTTGAGGTGGTGGGTGTAGGAGTAAAAGTAAACAACGGAAATACGGAGTGGGCCAGTGGATCACATGAAGAACTTAAGCGGTACTTACACACTTTTAATTGGGCGGATAGTGTCTTACTCGCTCACAACACTATGTTTGATGGTGCCATTCTTAATTGGCGTTTCGATGTTCATCCTCGCCGCTATACCGATACTCTTTGCATTGCCCGTGCTTTACATGGGGTCGAAGTTGGGGGCAGTCTCCATGCGTTATCTCAAAGGTATGACATTGGACTTAAGGGAACAGAGGTACTCGACGCTATCGGAAAAAGACGTGACTCCTTTTCAGAAGAAGCCTTAGACAAGTACGGCGATTATTGCGTTAATGATGTAGAGCTGACCTACAAACTGTTTAAGATCATGGGTAAGAACTTCCCTAGACAAGAACTTAGAGTTATTGATACTACGTTGCGTATGTTTATTGAACCTATGCTAGACCTAGACTTAGGGTTGTTAGAACAACATCTTGAAAGTATTAAGGCAGTTAAGGATGACCTGATAACTTCTTGTGGTGTAGATAAGTCAGAACTGATGAGCAATCCTAAGTTTGCTGAGTTGCTAGAAGGCTTGGATGTAGCACCTCCTATGAAGATAAGCCCTACTACAGGTAAGAGTACATTCGCCTTTGCTAAGTCAGATGATGGATTCAAACAGTTACTTGATCATCCTAATTATAAGGTTCAAGCGTTAGCAAATGCACGGTTAGGTAATAAAAGTACGTTGGAAGAAACTCGTACACAAAGGTTTATAGATATATGTAAGCGAGGACTACTACCTGTACCTGTAAGGTATTACGCCGCTCACACTGGTAGGTGGGGTGGGGATGATAAGATTAATTTACAGAACTTACCTAGTAGAGGGCCACATGGTAAGAAGTTAAAGAGAAGTATAATTGCTCCAGAAGGTTATACAATAATAGATTGCGATTCATCTCAGATCGAGGCTCGTGTGCTTGCATGGTTAGCAGGGCAAGACGATTTAGTAGCGGCGTTTGCAAACAAAGAAGATGTATATATAAAAATGGCATCTATTATCTATGGCGTACCTGAGGACGAGGTAACAAAAGAACAAAGATTTGTTGGTAAGACCACCATACTTGGCGCAGGATATGGTATGGGCGCAGTGAGATTTACTGAGCAGTTAAAAGGTATGGGAGTTCACATGGACATTGCCGAGGCTCGTAGGGTAATAAAAATATACCGCGAGACTAATTGGAAGATAAACGTGTTATGGCGTAACTGTCAGAACATGCTATTGGAGTTGGTTCGTGCTCGGACACAGAATTTTGGAACTAATGATATAATAAAGCCTGTTGTCACGAATCAGTATGGTGGGATAAGATTACCCTCTGGACTCATTATGAAGTATGGTGATTTACGGTGGCAACAAAATGAAAAGGGCGTAGAGTTTACTTATAAAACAAGACGAGGCCGAACTAGGATATACGGTGGCAAGGTAGTAGAGAATGTATGTCAAGCCATAGCCCGATGTGTGATTGCTGAACAGATGTTAGCTATTGCTAAGAAATACCGTCCTGTCTTAACAGTACACGATTCGATAGCGTGTTGTGTGCCAATAGAAGAAGCAAAGGAAGCGCAAATATATATTGAAGCGTGTATGCGAAAAACCCCTACTTGGGCAGAAGGGCTACCTTTAGATTGCGAGTCTGGTGTAGCTAAAGCCTACGGAGATTGTGAACCTGATGGGTAAAGTTATTAACATAGATAGAACTCCTTATATACAAGATGATATTGATGATTTTGATAAAGATGGTGTGTCTACTAAAATATTTATAGCTCAAAGTAGCGATTGTGATTATGCTTTAGTCTTTGAACAGTCTAGATTTTTAGATGGCAAAGAGATTGATACACAAGAAATTGTAATACCTTATGAGAATTTGAGGCAAGTATTACCCAACATACTTAGCGCCACTAAAGAAGTATTAAGGCTTACGGAGGAGAGTAAGGAGTGAGTATAAAACCTTGGTCATTCTCTAAAATAAAATCTTTTGAGCAATGCCCTAAAAAGTTTTATCACCTTAAAATATTAAAAGATTACAAGGAGCCTGAGACTGAGGCTATGTATTACGGCACAGCTTTTCATTTAGCCGCCGAAGAATATATACGTGATGGTACACCACTCCCTGAGAAGTTTATGTATGGTAAGGCAGTACTTGATTCTCTTGCCGCCAAAAAAGGTGATAAGCTATGTGAGTTAAAGATGGGGCTTACAGAAAATTTAGAACCATGCGGATTCTTTGATGATAATGTATGGTGGAGAGGCATAGCAGATTTAGTTATATTAAACGAAGAAGATAAGGTAGCATGGGCTATAGATTATAAAACAAGTAAGAGCACTAGGTATGCAGATAAAGGTCAGTTAGAATTAATGGCTATGGCATTGTTTAAACATTTTCCTAATATAGAGACAGTGCGTGGTGGCTTAGTATTTGTAGTGTGTGATGAGTTAGTTAAAGAAGAGTATGAACATACAGTTGCATCGAGCCTGTGGACTAAGTGGCTAACCGATTATAGTCGTATGGAGAAAGCGCAAGAAAAGAATGTATGGAATGCAAACCAAAGTGGCCTGTGTAAACGTCACTGTGTGGTGACTGAGTGTGTATATAACGGGAGGAACTAATGCCGTACAAAAATAAAGCAGATCGCAAGAAACAAACCAATGCTCCTAAGGGTACTAAAGAGCATAAGGCTCGTATGGAAAGACAACGAGCTAGACGTAAGATGGATAAGAAAGGTAAAGATGTTAACAAGAACGGTAAGGCTGATAAGCGTGAAGGTAAAGATGTAAGCCATAATAAAGCTTTGAGTCGTGGGGGTAGTAATAAAGATGGTGTTAGAGTAGAAAGTAGATCAGCTAATCGAAGTCGTAATTACAAAAAGAAAAAATAATTTTTTGTGTGGACGCTTACCTAGATGCGTCAATAAATAGTTTGGGACGATCTCTACCCCTAGATTGTTTTGGAGTTTATATATTCTCTCCTTTAACCCAACAAAATCAGGTAGCTTGAGGTGCTTATCCTATCATCCCGACCTAGCCCTATCGGGAAGCGAAGCAGGGCTATTAACTTTTCGTGTGACGTGGACACCCATTTCACACTTTTTTGCATCGGAGAAATAAATGAAAATAGTAGATAACAAGGCGTTATTGTTAAGATTACGTAGTCCAAAACAAGTTACCACAGTAATACCTAAAAGCAAGGAATTAGAAAATAATAAAGTATTAGTTAATTGGGGTATAGAAGAAGCGCACGTACTTAGGAACTTAAATATAAAAGCGCCCTCTCCCATAGAACGCACATACCAATGGACAGGACAACACGCGCCATTTGATCACCAAAAAACAACGTCCTCATTTTTAACACTTAACCGAAAGTCTTTTTGTTTTAACGAACAGGGTACAGGCAAAACAGCTAGTGCTATATGGGCATCTGATTTTTTATTAGACAAAGGTTTAATAAACAGAGTGTTAGTGATATGTCCATTATCAATTATGGATTCAGCATGGCGTAATGATTTATTTACATTTGCTATGCACCGTACGGTAGATGTAGCTTATGGATCTGCTAAAAAACGTGAGGAGATTATAAACAACGGTTCTGAGTATGTAATAATAAATTATGATGGATTAGCCATAGTAGAGAAAACTATAATAAATGGAGGCTTTGACTTAATAATAGTAGACGAAGCTACGCATTACAAAAATCCACAAACTAACAGGTGGAAAACTCTTAATAGGGTTATAAATTCTAACACTTGGTTGTGGATGATGACAGGTACTCCTGCGGCGCAGAGTCCTATAGACGCGTACGGTTTAGCTAAGTTAGTAAACCCTAACAAAGTACCTAGATTTTTAGGGTCATTTCGTGATCAAGTAATGCGTAAAGTAACTAACTTCAAATGGGTTCCCAAAGATACAGCTACCGAGACCGTACATAGAGTATTGCAACCTGCTATAAGGTTTACTAAAGAAGAATGTTTAGACCTACCTCCTATGGTATATGTCAAACGTCAAGTAGAAATGACTCGGCAACAAAATAAATACTACAAAGAACTAAAAAGTAAGATGGTAATGCAAGCGGCAGGAGAACAAATATCAGCGGCAAATGCGGCTGTTAACATGAATAAATTATTACAAATATCAGCAGGTGCAGTGTACACCGACAAAGGAGATGCATTAGAGTTTGATATAAAACACCGCTATAAAGTATTAAAAGAAGTAATGGATGAGTCTAGTAAAAAAGTATTAATATTTGTACCTTTTAAACATGTAATCGACATACTGACAGATAAATTACGTAGCGAAGGTATAACAACAGAAATTATACGTGGGGACGTATCAGCACCAAAACGTACTGACATATTTAAAAGGTTTCAAGAACAAGACAATCCTAAAGTGTTAGTTATACAGCCGCAAGCCGCCGCGCATGGGGTCACTTTAACAGCCGCAAACACTGTGGTGTGGTGGGGGCCAACTAGTTCTCTTGAAACATATGCTCAAGCTAACGCTCGTGTACACAGGTCAGGACAAGATCATAAATGTACCGTTGTGCAGCTACAAGGTTCTCATGCAGAGAAACGTGTTTACTCATTGTTAGATAACAGAATTGACGTACACACAAAAATGATTGACCTTTACAAAGAAATACTTGACTAAAGCAATAAACGCTATTAAAGTTAAGATCTCGTCACTTAGTGGAGGTAATAAATGAGCGAAGAGATTGTAGATGAACCTAACGCAGAGAAGCTTACCGAGGTCTATCTTAAAATAAAGGCAAAACGTGCGGAGTTATCCGCGTCATTTAAAGAAGAAGATGATGTACTAGTGAAGCAGTTGAACAAAGTAAAGAAGGCGTTACTTGCATACTGTGAAGATCAGGGACTAGAAAGTGTTAGGACTTCAGCAGGGTTATTTTATAGGTCTGTTAAGACTCGATACTGGACTAGTGATTGGCAATCTATGTATGAATTTATTTTAGATAATGAAGTACCTGAGTTTTTTGATAAGAGGCTAAATCAAGCTAATGTGCGACAGTTCTTAGAAGATAACCCTGACCTTGTACCTAAAGGTCTTAATGTAGATTCAGAATACGCGATAGCGGTAAGGAAAAAGTAATGAGTGAACAATTTGTACCTATTGAAGAAGTGTCAAAGCACTTCTCAGTATCAATATCAACCATTCGCGCTTGGATACGGCAACAGCATATACCTAAAAGTGCTTACTTAAAAGTTGGTAACACCTATAGATTTAGGATAAGTGATGTCACCAATGCGTTGAAACCTGAAGAAGAAAGTGTGGATTTTGAAAGTCTTGATGCCTCAGAAAATACTGCGGATTTAGTTACCGAAGCATTTACTGACGAGGACATCTAGTGGATGAAGGCTCTGGCCTACGTCGAATTAGTATTCGTGGTAGCAGATTTAGTGAGATTATTAGCGGTAAAGAAGTTAACACGAATATAGATAGCTTTAGGGATATTGTTATTATGAATGCGGCTCCCGTGTCTCGTACTTACTATAAGGATGCATACGATCCT